CCGGAAAAAGCTAACTTTCTGATCTACTCGTTTGAGACTTCAAAAGCTGAGCTGATGAAGGACAAGCGGTACAAGAACCTTGGTTCCATCAACTATGCGAACGCTGAGCCGATCTCAGATGCTGAGCATGGTACCGAAACACCTCAAGACTTTAACTTCGATGACGAGCTCCGTAAGCGCGTCATTGCGTATGAGTATTGGGGATTCTACGACGTCAATGGTACCGGTGAGTTGGTTCCTATCGTCGCCACTTGGATCAACGACCAAATGATTCGTCTGGAGAAGAACCCTTATCCAGACAAAAAGATCCCATTTATCTTTGGTTCCTATTCGCCCCGTAAACGCTCGGTTTATGGTGAGCCTGATGCTGAGATGCTTGAAGATAACCAAGCCATCGCAGGTGCCCTCACTCGCGGGATGATCGACTTGATGGGTCGGTCAGCGAATAGCCAGCAGGGCATGGCTAAAGGCATGCTAGATATTACTAACCGGAGACGTTTCCAGAACGGTGAAGACTATGAGTTCAATCCTTCAACTAATCCTGTGCAGGGTCTTATTGAGCACAAATACCCGGAAATTCCTGTCTCAGCTATCAACCTACTAACGATGCAGAACCAAGATGCCGAGGCTCTCTCAGGCATCAAGGCTTTTGCTGGTGGGCTATCTGGTGAGAACTACGGCAAAGTAGCTGCCGGCATTGAAGGCATGATCGACGCCACTTCGAAGAGAGAGATGGATATTCTTCGTCGTTTGGCAGAAGTCTTCAAGAAAGTGGGCATCAAGCTCACAGCAATGAATCAGTCGTTTATGTCGGACAAAGAGATCGTCCGCGTAACGAATAGCAAGTTCGTTCCTATTCGCCGTGACGAGATCCAGGGACAGTTCGACATGATTGTCGACATCTCTACTCCTGAGATCGACGAGCGTAAGGCTCAGAAGCTCGGATTCATGCTTCAGACGTTGGGTCCCAATATGGACATCAACATGCAGAAGCGGATCCTCTCTCAGATTGCCAAGCTCTATAAGATGCCTGAGCTCGAGAAAGACATCAAAGACTACGAGCCACAGCCTGACCCAGTTGAACAGAAGAAGCGTGAGCTTGAGGTTGCCGAACTCGAATACGAGATCGCACTCACACAAGCTAAGACTGCCAAGACCAATGCCGAGACTGAGAAAATTCTGGCAGAGGCTGATTCGATCGATGTTCAAACTGAGAACGATGCAGCTGGCATTACCCACTCTCGTGAGATGGAAAAACAGGCCGGCCAAGCACGTGGGAACCAAGACCTAGCGATCACTAAATCCCTTACGGCGCCTCGCAAAGAAGGCGAAGTTGAACCTGACATCGAAGCGGCTTTTGGCTTTAATGAGCTCTCTAAGAGATTAGACGATGCTAAAAACTCTGAAAGCGTTCAGCCTACACCGTTGACACTGTAGCCAGATTAAATCATTAATCCCGATTATTAACTACCTAACCCAAGAAAGTAGGAACTCCCACTATGTCTGAAGCCGAAACAGAACTCCAGGAAATCGAAGTCAATATCGAAATTCTGGAAGAAGCCGTTAAGCGGGCTGATACCGTAAAACGTCTTTCTGAGAACAAAGACTTCCAAGAGATCGTCGACAAAGGCTACTTCGCAGATGAAGCCGCCCGTATGCTCTTGTTACGAGACGATCCGAATTTACCAGCTGACAAGAAAAAGTTTCTTGAGGCCGACATGTATGGCCCCGGCGCGTTTAAACGTTATCTCTCTACAATCGTTACAATGGGCAATATCGCTGCGAACCAAATCGCCGAGCTCAAAGAGACTATGGATGAGATCAACGAAGAAATGGTCGCTGAAGACGGGGAGGATAGCTAATGGCTGATTCAGCTGTCAAAGAGCCCGAAGAAGAAGTCGTAACAGATCCAGCGGGTGAAACCCTTGCAGCCGAGACACCCCCTGCCGGCGAAGCCGGCGAGGGAGGTGGCGACGGCGGTGAAGATCTAACGCCTACCGAAGATAACCAAGTCCCAGCTCCTACGGAGCTTCTCGATATGTCTGACGAAGACTTCGAGAAAATGAAACAGCCTCCTGTTCCTACCGAAACTTCTGCTGCGTCTGAACCTGCTGCAGGTGGGGATAAAGAGGCTGCCCTTGTCGAGTCGTCTGAAGGAGGTGCTGCTCCTAAATCGATTCCGGGAGACCAACTAAAGCCAGATGCTCAACCAGCTGGTGAAAAACAACCCGCGGCAAGTTCTGCAGATGCCGCAGATCCAGAAGACAAAGGTGAAGGCAAGAGTGAGAAAGACCCAGCTCCTGCTGGTTCCACTGAGACCATGTCGCTGGATAAGAAGGGTGAAATCTACGATGCTCTCTTTGGATCATTCAAAGCGAATGGTCGAGACATCCAGATCGAGACCCCTGAAGAGGCTGTGCGCCTTATGCAGATGGGTGCGGGCTTCGTTAAATATCAACAAAAGGTACGTCCAGCGGTTGCTTTACAGCAAACTCTAGAAGCCAACAAAATCGACAATAACAAGCTAAACTTTCTTATTGATTGCGCAAATGGGAAAGTTGATGCTATTAAGAAACTCGTTCGCGATGCTAAGGTCGAACCGTACGACATAGAAAATACGGATGCGGCACGCAAAGCGGACAGTGAATATCGTCCCACGAACCACCTGGTGAGTGACAAGGACGTCGCATTGAACGAAAACATCGGTACAGTCCAAGGGACCCCGAATGGCGATGCGATCCTTAGAACGATCCAAAGTGAATGGGATGATGACAGTAGGAACAGGCTTGTCGAGGATCCCGGTATCCTTCCTATCCTCGTTCGCCAAAAGGACTCTGGGATCTATGACCAGATTACTTCTGAGGTGAACCGACGGCAAACCCTGGGAACACTGGCCAACAATATTTCCTGGCTGGACGCCTATCACCAGGTAGGCACCGATTTGGAGAAGAGTGGCGCTTTTAGCGGGGGAAAAACACCTACGAGTGAACCCTCATCGGAACCAGCAACGACACCGCCAGAATCGAAGGTTATCGAGACAGCGGCCGCAAAGAAGAAGACACCAGCAGGTGGCGACCCTTCTGGAGTGGCACCGGTCACAGCAACACCAGCTGTACCACCCAAAGTCGACGCGTCTGTTTTAGACATGTCGGATGAGGATTTCGCTAAGCTCGAGTCTAAATTACTAGCGGGCTAGTTGCGCATAAAGAGGAAGTTTTACAATGGCTGACGCTGCTCACCTGTATAACAACCCGCCGTCCACTGATTCAACGATCGGTGGAGGCCAGATGAATGAGTTTTACTGGCAAAAGAAAGCTCTCATCGACGCTCGCCGCGAGATGTATTTTATGCCTCTCGCTGATGTTATGTCTATGCCAAAGCACTTCGGTAAGCGCATCAAAGTTTATCACTATATTCCGCTCTTGGATGACCGAAACGTCAACGACCAAGGTATCGACGCTGCTGGCGCCGCTATCGTGTCGACTGAGTTCTTCGTGGACTTCGACTATAAGACGTATTCGTTCGCCGTTGAAGGCGACGCTGACGCGTTCCTCGCTGCGGTCAACGCCATCGAAGCCGGTGTTGCAACTGAAACAAGTACTGATCCTTGGGTCATTACTTTGTCGAAAGACAAACTGGTTGCCGGTACAGAGACTGAAACCAATGCGGTCAAAACCGCTGTTGCTGAAGCCACTGCTCCGAATACACTGACTGTGCTTCAAGGTTCGGGCAACCTTTATGGTTCCTCGAAAGACGTTGGTACAATCACTGCGAAACTGCCTGTTCTCTCTGAAACTGGCGGACGTGTAAACCGCGTTGGTTTCACACGTATCGTTCGTGAAGGCACTATCTCGAAGCTCGGCTTCTTCACTGAGTACTCTCAGGACGCAATGGATTTCGATTCAGACAGCGAACTGATGATGCACATGAACCGCGAACTGATTAACGGTGCGGTGCAAATCTCAGAAGCAGCTCTTCAACTTGACCTGCTCAACGGCGCTGGCGTCGTTGTATATGCAGGTGACGCTGTCGACGATTCTACCGTCTCAGGTGAATCTGCTGACCCAGCTGAAGTGAGCTACCAGGATCTGTTCAACCTGTCCCTGACATTGGACGATAACCGTACTCCGCGTGAGACGGATATTATCACTGGTTCTCGCATGGTCGACACCCGCACAGTTCGCGGTGGTCGTGTCATGTATATCGGTAACGAGCTCCAGCAGACGCTGGAAGAAATGACCGATAGCTTCTCTAACCCTGCATTTGTGCATGCTCACCAATATGGTGCGGCGACCACAATCATGAATGGCGAGATTGGTTCTGTTGCACAGTTCCGCGTGATCGTTGTTCCTGAGATGCAGCACTGGGAAGGCCAAGGCGCTGCCGTTGGAACGAACCCAGGTTACCGCGATAACGGTGGCCACAACTACAACATCTATCCGATGCTTGTGATTGGTAAAGGCTCGTTCACTACGATCGGTTTCCAAACCGGTGGTAAAGGCGTCAAGTGGAAAATGATCCACAAGAAGCCTGGCAAAGAAGTTGCTGATCGGACGAACCCATACGGTGAGATCGGCTTCCACTCCATCAAATGGTGGTATGGAACAATGATCCTCCGTCCGGAGCGTCTCGCACTGGTTAAGACCCTAGCGGTCATCTAACCGAATGGTGCGACCCTTTTTGGGAGATCAGGGAAGCATCAGTTGGCCGGATATCTTGGGTTGTCCGGCCAACACCCTGATCATAAATTGACCCAAGAAACCCAAGGATAACGATTATGAGTGACACACCTATCGACGACGGCATCACTGAAGTTGAAAACAACGAGATTGCCACACCCGCCCAGGATCCAGTAGAGACTGCTGATGATCAGGGCGAAAAGCCTATGCAGAATGCGACGACAGATTCAAACGAAGATGGACACGATCCTTTCTTGGACGGGCCTTCTGAGCTGGATTCTCTGAAACAGCGCGCAAAGGTGCTGGGCATCAAACATTCAAACAACATCAATGTGGACACTCTTCGTGCGAAGATCGACGAGCACATTGAAGCGCTTGAATCTGCGAAGACCAAAAAAGAAGAGCAGCAAGCTGAGCAACAAGCTCAAGCTCCTGCAGCTACTCGAGCTCCGCGACCAACTGCGTCTCAGCGTAACAAGCTTCCGCCTATGTCGGAGATGCTTGAAATGACTGTCGACGATCTGATGCGTCAACCGGAGCGCAAGCGTAAGATGATCATCCGCGCACGTCAGCAGCATACTGAGATGCGCTTGGTTCGCTGCCAGATCTACAACAACAACCCTGCGAAGAACGACCTTCATGGTGAGATCTTCTCTGTGCAGAACCGCTATCTACCTACAGTGCGTAAATTCGTACCGTACGGCGAAGCCACGGAGAATGGTTACCATCTTCCTTGGATCCTCGTTAAGATGCTGCGGGCGAAAAAATACGTTCAGACCAAGTCTGTAAGAAACGCAGATGGCACAGAGCGTACCGAGCACCGTCAGGCGCCAGAATTTACTATCAATGAACTGCGACCACTCACGAAGGATGAGCTACAGCAACTTGCAAACATGCAAGGCGCTCGTGGTGATTCACAAATGGGTATGGTTGGAGTAGGCTAACCTAATACCTGGAGGGTGTGATGCCGAACGAACCAGCTACTGAAGCAATTACCGCCTTTAATGCGCTGATCGCCGGCATCACCTTTCCGACGCTTACGGACAGTATTACAGACACATCATTTGATCTGCCGGACACCAGCTCCGGCATTCTCTATGATGCGCCGGCTGCCGTTTCGATCAATACTCTGACTGACACAAACGTAGGTGGCCTCGGTAATTTCGATAAGATCATGACGGCTCTTCGGAACCATTTGGTTGAAGAGTACGATCAAGGCCGGATCACTGGCCGTGAATACGCTGAGGTCTATCAAGCCGTAACAGCTGCTGCTCTCGGTAACGCAGTCCAGTTCACGCTTACAGCCGGAACCACTCAGTATCAGAATGCTCTCCTGCAAATGCAGGCACGTGCCGCGGAGCATCAGGCTCTGACTGCCCGGGCGAGCGCTGTAACCGCCAAGTATGGCGTGGTCAGTGCAATTGCCGAATCAGAGAACATGAAAGCCCAGTACGCTCTCACGAAGATGCAGATCGCTGTACAGGACATTTCTTATTCGAACATCGAACAACAAGTCATTCTGACGACGAACCAAGCTGCCAGCGTCAATGCTGAGAAGCTTATTCTCGATTATCAGCTGGCCAATATCCTCCCTGAAGAGAAGCGACAGCTTACCTATACAATCGATAATATTCTTACAGAGCAGTATAATAAGCTGAACTATGAAGTAGATGTGCTCCTTGTGGATCAGCACTCTCTCATGACTCAGGACATCAATATCAAGACGTTCCAGCACACGGACATTCTGCCGGCACAGAAGAATGTGCTCCTCGAGCAGTACGAAGTGCAGCGAGCCCAGACACTCGACACACGGTCGGATAACACTACAGCTGTGGCTGGCGCGATTGGTAAGCAGAAAGATCTCTATACCGAGCAGATCTCTTCTTACGTCAAAGACGCACGCTATAAAGCTGCCAAGTTCTGGGTCGACGGATGGATCACTCAGAAGTCTCTGGACGAAGGTCTGAATGCTCCGAACGAGTTTACAAACACACAGATCGACGAGGTCCTGGTAAGCCTGAAAGGCAACCTGTCTCTCGACTAGGGGGGATGAATGGGTCTCTTTAGTACTAAGAAAAAAGTCTATGTCGCTTCGACCATCTACAAGGTGGTCGACGACGGTTCAGACCGATCTGACTTTATCCGTGAAACAATTGCCGGCGTATCGCTGTCAAACAATCCTAATGCATCCTATGCCGATGCAATCCAAGCAGGTCTACGTACAGGACCTCGAGCCATGCAGCGATCGTTCTTTCGATGGGCGAAGAACAATATCGACGATGGTATGCCGCGAGCAGCGATCAGTTACACTGAAACGATCGACGATGTAGCTCTGGCCTCTCAGATCCTCACAGACGTGTATGGTGGCGATACATCGTACACTATCAATATAGTGAACTCATTAATCGATAATGCGGATGAAACGTATTATGCCGAAGAATGGATCTATGAGAACCAACCGGCCCGGGCACTAGAAGATTGGGCTGCAGATGCCGATCCAATCACTGATGATATCTACATCCAGTGGCCTGACGGCTCATCGACCGCAATCAACGTACCTGACTATAATTCGTCTAACGACATTATTGTTGCATATTATACAGTTACTACGGATGAGACCCCGGAACCCACTGAGGAAGTGCCCGAGCCTGAGCAAGTCCTAGTGACCACGCCAACCAAAGCGTATATTTATGAGCTTGGTTCCGGCAATGCGTCTTTGGATAATCGTAAGATCCAGACGAGCTCTGGCGTCTCTGATAGAGAGTTCTACCCTTTCTTGCCCCTGCGCATCGATAACAGGTCTGTCTTTGGGGCCGGGTCCCCTGCTGCCGGTTCTGAGACCGAAATTCGAGAAGCTTGGGAAAAAGCTCTCGGTACTGATATGCAAGATGCGATCGATGAGATCGAAAGCAATGAAGACATCGACGATATTGATTACGCTTATCTTGTGTTTGGCGTATGTCTCAATACGACTGACCACGCTGAGAAGAGCTATATCCATGAGTTTTTTAAGCTGCTGGCCGATCGACAAGACCTACCTACGAACGCATTCGAATCATGGGCGTCAACCAATAATGTCGAAGGTTTCCACGAGCGATTCGAGGAGAATATCGCTTTGGTGAATACCGACGCTTCGAACAATCCAGACTTTGCCGGCATCATTGATGGGACCAATCCGGCCACATACGGTACAGCCCCGCGGATCCAGGAAGTGCATCTTACTCTTCCAAACGGGGTCTACGGTGTCTTGGATATGAAAATCTCTTGGACCAACATCCAAGAAGAGACGATCAACGGTCTTATCGACCCAGACGCCAAAGTAGGTGATGTCACTATTACGAGCGGGACCCGGATCGACAATGAGATCGTGTTTGATTTCGAAGCCGGTTCAGAGCCTCGAGTAAACTCAGCTGCAGGTATCCTCATCAAAAAACAGATCTCCCGGACCCAATACTCTCAAGTCA